GTCAGACAAAGATTGTGTTGATGACAGCGGACAAGCGTTGGGGCAAATATCATTTGCGTCATGATGGTGAACTGGAAATAGACAAACTCGTAGTCAGGGTACATTCGTGAACACGCTTGTTGAATATCCTGTAATGCACCTCACCGTCAAAGAAGTAATTCAACTACGCAAATTTACAGAAAAATGTAAACAAAATAAAAACCAACATCAAGTAACTGACCAAAAGTTCACACCTGAAGCCACGGAAAAAGGCATCATTATGCTGGGCAAATCAGGTGAAGTTATAGTCTCTCGCTACTATGGTGCTCCAATAGATTGGGACATTTATATCGGTTCAGATTACGGTTTTGACACTACCATAAATAATAAGAAAACCGAAATAAAAACATCAAGCCAAAAAAATCTTATTATAAATGACCCTGAACATTGTAAATATGGTTTATGGAAACCCGACACAGAACAATGTATTATCGTGTGGTGCAACCAGCCAAAAGACCAATGGGAAACCATCAACCCCGACACACAATTTAAAATAATTGGTGGAACAACACGGGAACATTTCTTTGAACATGCCCACAAATCGGACTACGGCTACGGACCAAGATTAACTCTTGACGCAGACAAATTAGTACATCTATAAAGGAAACACAATGACAACCATACTCGCAATACAAGGTGACGACTATTGTGCAATCGGTTCCGATTCACAATGGACCGATGACTATAACCGTGTCGGCAAAATGAACCAGCCCAAAGTAGTCAGCGTAGGACGATACCTAATTGGTACGGCTGGAGACACCCGTGGTGCTAATGTGATTCAACATGCTTTCAACCCACCAATCCTGCAACCCAAACTCAGTGGCGCACGGTTAACGAAGTTCATCGTGTCACAGTTTGTCCCTGCCTACAAGGAATGTTTAGAAGCACATGGCGCAGGTCGTCCACAATATGATGACCAGCCAGCAAAATCAGCAAACGAAATACTCGTTTGCGCTAATGGAGTTGTGTTCCAAATTGACGAAGATTATGGAACCGAAACAGACACATGCAACCTATATGCAATCGGTTCGGGCGCACACTTCGGATTAGGCGCAATCCAAGCATACACAAACGGCAAAAAAGTATTGCAGGCTAATGCTAAACAAATGCTATTAAAGTCTTTAACCGTGGCAGCAAAGTTTGATTCAGGCAGTGGCGCACCGTTCCACACCTTTATACAGACAGCGAAACCATAATGGCAGCGAAGCGTAAAAACAAAAAGAAACCGCACACCGTTTTCTTTCCAATTAAACCCACCCCAAAAGGACGACCACGCATGACCCGTTATGGTCGTGTGTTTACCCCGAAAACCACATTGGAAGCAGAAGCATACATCGCACAAATATATGACGGTCCACAGTATGAAGGCACAGTAAAAGTTGAATGTGTATTCACACCCACAGGAACAACCGTCACGCTAACCCCCATTGATGGTGAGCAATCAAAACTACGAGGCGACCTAGACAACTATGTGAAACTATTGATGGACGGTTTAAATGGTGTTGCATGGTTGGATGACAAACAGGTAACTGTTATTCAGGCAGAAAAACAGTGAGCAAAAACCAATCCGATTATGACATTCCACCCCGCAAGTTTGACTTCCACACCGACCTAAAGTTCGGTAAAAAAGGTGAAAAACTTGTAGAAGAATTCCTTGATGCCATGTCCGATGGTGCGTTTGAAGTCAAAACAGACCGCTACCGTAACGGGCGCATGGTCCTAGAGATGACTCACAACCCTAGGAAGAAGGTTGATGAGGAAGGTAAACCTTTATGGAAGCCCTCAGGGCTTGCCATAACGAAAGCAAAATGGTGGGTATATGTTTATACCTTGGATGGCTCCTTTGTAATCGTCAGCACAGACAGAATCAAACGATACCTAAAGGTAAACAAGGAGCGATTTAATCCCAAAAAATATCACGGCTTCGCCATGGCATCCAGTAACCCATCAAAAGGATACTTGCTACAGCCCGAAGATGTGATGGACCTGATGATTAACACTGCATATGATGAAGTACGAACCGACCAGTAAAACAGGAAACACCGAAATAGAGTTGCTAATGCAACCATTCTCGGTAAAACACAACGAAACAGATTGGGAACTAATTGAACTCGTTCAAGAGATTCTGTCCACGCTAAGCGAAGCAGACCAAGAGGCATTACATGGAATATTTTATCAACGAAATACTTATCAGGAGTTGGCAAGCGAACTTGGCATTAAAGCCAAGTCACACGCATGGAGGAAGGTGGACTCGGCTTTGGCTAATCTGAAGAAAGCATTAGTCAAAGACGAACGATTTATTGAAATGATGGGAGAACAATATGAACTATAAAACTTGGGATTCTGCTGCCGATTATGTTTTGAACATAATGGAAGAATCAGCACGGACAACAATGCCTGACCCGC